CGGTCCCCGCCACGGCGACCGGCGCGGGCGGCGGATGCGTGGGTGGGTTCTTATCCACGGTGGGGGGTTGCGCGGGCGTGATGCCCGTGGGTTGCGCGGGCGCGGGGGGCGGGGGCTGCCCGTACGCCGATTGCGTCGGTGTCGGCGCGGGCGCGTTGGGGTCGCCCTGGCCCACCGGACGGGCGGGCGTGATCTCGGCGGCCTGAGCCGATCCCATGGGGTTGATCATGCTCAGGATGCGCCCACCCAGCGAGGACGCTCCACCTAGCGGCGTGGCCGGTGACGGCGCGGGGGGCGGGGCCGACGTGGGGGGTGTCGCCTGAGCCGGGGAGTAAGGCTGGGGCGGCGGCAGGCCGCGTGGATCTTGCTGTTGGGGTGGTGAGATAAACCCGCCGGGCTGACGGCTCGGGATGGGCTCGGTACCGGGAGCCATGACGGGCGGCGGGGGTTGGTAAGGTTGCGCGACGTCCGCCGGGGGAACGGCGGGCTGCGGCATCGTGTATGACGGAACACGCGGGTCTTGCTGTGGCGGCGGCGTATAAGGTCCGCCTGGCTGACGGCTCGGTATCGGCTCATTGGTGGGAGCCATGACGGATGGAGGCGCGGGTACGGGCCGCAACGAAGCTCCGACCGGCTGATTGGTTATCGCGCTGGGACCGCCACCCGCGCCCACGGTGGTGCCGACCGGCTGGTTGGTGGGTGTCATGGGCCAGGGCGGCGTACGTGTCGGGTCCGGCACCGCCCCGTGCGCGTCCACATCGGACTGTACGCCGGGGGACGGCGCGTTGAACTGACGCGCGTAACCAAGCGCGGCACGGTCAGGCATCTGAGCGGGGCCGGTGGGCTGCGGCTGAGTAGGCCCGTAAGCCGGGTCACGAGCCATGGCGCGCCGCGCCTGATATTCCGCCAGCGCGCGGTCGACATCGGCTTGCGACGTCTCCTGGGGATGTAATGTCTGCGTACCGACGGGATTATACGGGTCCCATGGGTAGAGCGCGCGCGGCACGCCACCCACCATGGGCGTGCGCGGATACCCGCCTCCCGTGATCCACGGATCGTTCTCCGTGCCCGCCGCGCTACGGTTTTGCCCCCGGAACGACGGGGCGATATCGCCCTCGGTCAGGGGTGCCGGTGGGTAAGCGGGTTCGGGCGGACGCGTCAGGATATCCGGTTTGGCTTCCGGCGCCGCCGTGGGCGTGGGGGCGGGCGTGGGGGCGGGTAGCGCCGTCGTTCCGGGAGCCTGGGTGAAATCCTGCGTGCCTGGAACCTTGCTGGCCCCGGTTCCAGCCAGACGTTTTTTCTCATCTTCCTCGCGCGCCAGCCGACGCTGCTCGTCATACTCGTCCAGCTTCACCTGACGACGCACACCCTGGTATTCTTTGTACAGACTGAAGATACTCTGCGCGCCGCTGAACAGACCGCCAGCGAACGATCCCAGATAAATCCCACCAGCCATCTACGTTATCCCCGCTTCGTGACGGAGCAGGGCCAGCGACGGGGCGACGGCGTCTATGACCACCTGCAACCGCGCGTCGTATTCGGCCCATATTTCCGGATGATACTTCTTCAGGTAGGCGGCACGCCCCTCGCCCCACCACGCCGAGCATCGCGCGCACTCGGGCGAGTTCGTTACATAATCGTAGACCCTGGGGAGTGGGACGTTCCGCTCCCTCAGATAGGCGAACACCCGGTCGTGCGACCAGTTCAGCAACGGATACCATAGCTCGACGCCATCGGCGACCGCGCCGTCCTCGGCTGGCAACCTGGGCATGTCCACCCGCTTGGTGCCGCGTATGAGCAGGGTGTTCTTGTCGTCGTACACGCGCTTGAAGAGCGGCCACATCAGGTTCGCGTAACAGCAATCGTATCGCCCGACCAAACGAGCGGTAGCCTGTCCGAGGTGATGTCCAACGACGTGGCTATGAAAAGGAAGCAGGTCCGTCGGCAACCCGTTGGCTTCAATCCATTTGGAAACATCCGTCTCAACACGAACGAAGTGAGGCGCGAACGCTTCCACGCGCGCCACGCTTTCGCGCATCTCGGGCAGCAGGTCACCTGTGTCCAGGTGGTAGATCGTGATCCCGTCGAGATACTCCCGTAGTAACTCCACGACCGCCATGGAGTCCTTACCTCCCGAGAACGAGAGCGCCCGCTTGCCGGGCGCGTGCCTCAACAGGGGCGCGAGGTCGATCACCGACGCGCCGCTTTCCACAGGATCGGACGCAGCCCCTTGAAGATCAGGTTGTACAGATGCTGGTTGGGCATCAGGGAGCGGAACACCGCGTCGCTGCCTCGGGGCAACACGAACGACTCCAGGTCCCAGTCGCCCGCGCGCGCCACCGCGCGGAGCATGTCGAACGGGATGAACCGGGCGTTCAGATGCTGGTGCGCCAGCGCGTCGTCCCCATCGAAACGAACGTAGTCGTAGACGAACAGCTTGCCGCCGGGCCGCACCACGCGCGCCGCCTCGCGCAGCGCGACGACGAAATCATCCGCGTGGCACAGCGAGTACAGGAACATCGCCCCGTCGAACTCGCCAGGATCGAACGGCATGTCGTGCATGTCGCAGCAGAACGTCGGCATGTCGGAAGGGCACTTGGACAGCTGAAACGTATTGTTGTTCACCAGCCAGAACATCAGGTCGGGGCGTAGCTCCTTCATGAGCTTGGCCGGTTCGCCGAAGCCGCAACCGAGATCCACCCATTTGGTGCCACGGCCAGGAGCCATGAACGCGAGCAACGCCGCGACGTGCCCCTGGTCGGTGTTCTCCAGGCGGAACCCCTGCAATACGCGCAGACCCTTTTTCAGCGCGATCTCGGAAGCGGTGGTGAGCTTGTCCTGGTCGGTCATACCGCGATGGCCATCACGCCGATGCCAGCCGCCGCGCCGACCATGCTGCCGATACCCGACGAGGTGTTCTGCGCGATGGCCGCGTTGGCGTTGAACCCGGCCATCTGGTTTTGATAGCCCGCGTTCGTCGCGCTGATACCCGTGTTCTGCGAGGCGTTGGCGGCGCTCGCCCACTGCGTCGGGTTGCCCATCATGGAGCCGTACACGTTGGATGTGTTGATCCCGGCGTTGATGCCCGCCCCGCCTTGTCCGGCGGCTCCGGTGCCAGCCCCCACGGACCCACCATATTCGGTGGTGACCTGACCAGGGTAGCCTCTGCCCACGTTGACCGCCGCCGTCTCCAGCCCACGCCCCACCGCTTCGGTCTGCAGCCTGGACTGGGTGCCCGCGCTGGCCTGCGCCGCCGCCTGGGAGATGCGCGCGCCCAGGTCCAGCGCGCCGTAGCGGGTTTGGCTGGGGTCTATGTTGTAGCCCTCCAGGGTCTGTAGCGCGGCGTTGCGCTGGCCCGAGAACGCCGCTGACACGTCGCCTTGCGCCATCGCCGATTGTTGCGCCGCGCGTTGGGGCGAAGCGTAAGCTTGCGCTTCGGACGCCAGCCGGGCCTCGATGGGCTGATAAGTGCTTTCGTAGAAACCTTGCGCCTTGCGCGCGTTGGCCAGTTGTTCATCCTGCGCGGCCCTGGACTGATCGGACGCCAAAAGCATCTTATCCATGAACGCCTTGGTCTGCGGCGCCTGATCGGCGTATTGTTGCTTGGCCCAGTCCAGTTGTTCCCTGGAGATCTCTCCCTGGATCTTCGCCGCTTCAGAGGACGACTGCGCTATCGGCGAATAATCCGGAGCCGCTGGTGCGCTACCCTTGGCCATTACACATGCTCCGGTGTGTTACTGCGATAGTGTTTCGGTGTCAGGGCCAGCCATTTGCACTGGGATCGCTCCATGGTCAGCACGATCAGATCCGACCCGTCCGAATAGGTGTCGGTGATGCGCGCGGCGGGGACGAACCCCAGACGCATGTTCACCGCCATGGCCCTCGCGTTGGCTGAACTGACGAGACCGATGACTTTCCGGCAACCCAGTTGGACGAACGCGTAATGGAACACCATCCATAGGAAGTCCCGTGTCGCCCAGTTATCCTCCGATCCGGCCATGTGCACCGTGATCGACGCGCCCAGGTAACCCGTGAACACCACGCCCCCGGCGATCTTGCCGTCACGATGTAGCGCCACGGTGTGATCGGTCTTCTCGTTGAACACGCCGCCCACGCGCAGCATGATCCAGTCGCCGTCGCCGGGGTGGTTCACGCGGACTTCGCGGTGGCTCATCTGAGTTTGGCCTGGATATCAGCCGCGCTGACCAAACCCAGATCGACCAAATCCCGCAACGTGACCGCCCGGTCGAGTGTCCCGCCACGGAATCCGGCCAGCGACTCGACGCCCTGACGCAGCTGCATGACGACCGACACGAGCGCGTTGACGTCGGCCTGGGGTGACGAGATGGCCGGGATGTTGGGGTTCTTAGACACCTTTCAACTCCCTCATCGTCGATGCGAGTTCGACACTGTGAACAGCCACGCGCGCGATGATCTCGAATTGCCAGTTGAACGCTTTACGACCGGACGGCAGGCGGAAGATACACCTGGGTTGCTGCAGCCACTCCTCGTGAACCAGTTGCTGAGACGGCCCCGCGAATATCCGGAAGATGGCGTTCACGCCGTTGGGCAGGTTCAGGGTGCTCATGCCGTCGGTGGGCGGCGGGATCGCGTCCTTGGGCTTGGGGAGGCTCACGTCGGGATCGAGCGATATCTGGCACGCGCCCAGTGATACGGGAGCGGGGAAGTAGAATTCCCGCGACCGCCACCGGTAGATGAGCACGGGCGTCTCCATGCTGTCCCAGCGGTAGACCGTCTGGTCGCCCACCATGTAGGTGTCGCCCGTGTAGACGTCGTTCCATACGCTCACGATGCCGACGAAGGGGCTCAGCGAACAAATACCCAAACGCTGTTCCGTGTAGTCGATGACGAAACCCATGCCGGTGCCGTTGACCGCGAGGTATTGCGCGCGGTGCCGGGCGGCGACGAGGCTGTCGCCATGGAATCGTTTCAGCCAGATCTCACGGGTGAGGTTGCTCAGGGTCTGGTTCTGCGCGCCGTAATAATTGATCGCCACCAGCCCATTGGGCGAGGAGTAGTAAATCCCCGCCAGATCGGTGACCAGCGAACCGCGCGAGATGCACGGCTCGGCGGTCTGGATCTGCGCGAAGGTGAACTGATCGGGGCGGTTACCCACCCCGGCGCTGGGGAACCCGGACGTGAGCACGATGAGTTGCTGCTGCCACACGCCCATGGCGACGATCTGGTAAAGCAGGCTCTGATCGTAACCGGCGGGCCACGCGTTGGGCCGGTTGGGCTCGCAGAAATGCACGGTGTTCTCGGTGAACGCCACCATCATCCCACCGGCCATGGACAACAGCCCGTCCATCCCGTCGACGGGGGGAGCGAAACTCACGCTCTGCAGGATGTTGTTGTTCACGACCGTCGTATTGGGGATCGTGTCGTCGTAGCTGGTCGTGCCGAAGGGCAGGTCCACCACGAAGTAGAACTGCGCGCCCGCCGTGGCGGCGACCAGCGTGCGATACAGGCGTGTCTTCACGGGCGGCGGATAATACCTGCCTGTCGGAGCGACGGGCGCGGTCCTGGGCAGGTTGGTGACATGCCACACGCCGTTACTCGGACCAGCGACGACCAGGGACGGCGCGGACGGAGAACTCTCGGTGCCGTACTGGTCTATGAACGTGTAGCAGTAGGACCGTTCCTCCAGGGGCGGCGCGCCGGTACTCTGCCACGTCACGTCGAGCAAACAGAGTTGCCCCGGCCCACCACCGACGACCCGGGTTTGCACGGGGTTCGGCGGCAACACGGTATAAGACCCCGCGTTGACCATCGCTACGTCCCGTACGCCCATGGTCAAGGTGATGGCGGCGCCCGTGAGTCCGCCTCCCGCCACCGGCTCGATATCGACGTTGGTGGGGTTCGTCGTGTAGGCGCCGGGATCGGCTATGCCGTCCACCGAGTACAGTGTCCCGCTGGATATGATGCCCCGCACCTGGGTCAGCACGCCGACCCCCGTCGTGCCGGTAAGTGTCACCGGCCCGTCGGTGCCTCCCGTCCCCGCCGTGCCGAAATGACTGCGGGCGCTGATCGCGAACGTATGCGCGATGCTGACGACCATCGGCTGACCGCCCTCGGCGAGCGTCCCGCCAAAAACAGACAGTTGCTGCCCCGGTATGTATCCGGTGCCCGCGTCGACGATGGTCGCTCCATACCCGGTCATCGCCGGAAGGGTCCCGCCCGATACCGTGACCACGGGCGCGGCCCCGGCTGACGAGTCGGGCGGTAGGAACCCCATGCTCCAATGCGCGTCGGTTCCCGAGTTACCGGCTTTAATACGGTCGTAAGTATTCCACCACGCGCCCGCGTCCGGCGAGCCGGGCGGGTTGGTCCAGAAGATCCGGTGCAGCATGTCGTTGGCCAAAGGCGACACGCACACCGAGGAGAATTCACTCGGCAGGGGTAGCCACACATCCGGATCGCCCGACTCGGGACCAGGTATCCGATAGGCTTTGCGCACCGGCCAGGGCGCCATCCCGGCCAGGTTGATGATCGGCTCGGGTTGGGGGAGCCCGTCCAACGGACCATGCGCCAGGTCGGTGTTGGTGGCGCGCGCGGCCATGTTGTCGGGTAGGAGCCGGGGCTCCCGCCGAGGTATCTCGCCGCCGAAATCCTTTACCGCGAACGCTACGATTTTCGCTTACTCCCACCTCGCCGGGCCGCGCTAAGAGCGATGGCTATGGCCTGCTTCTTGTCCTTCACGATGGGTCCGCCCTTACCGGAGTGCAGACGCCCATGCGCGAATTCATGAAACGCCTGCTTCTTCTTATCCTCGGGCGTGCCTTTGAGCGGCACTTACTTCACCCAGATCCAGGCGGTGCCGACGTACTGCATGGTGACCTTGGTGTTGGCCACCAACGCCGTCGGCGCGCCCGCCACGGCACCGCCCGTGGCCGTCTGCAACGTCAGCGCGGTCACCGCCGCCGTGGACGTGATGGACGCCTGTTCGCCCGCTGACGGGCTGGGCGGCAACCGGACCGTCAGCGTGGCCAGGGTACCCGCCGGGGTGAGGAACAGGCTGGGCCCCGACATGGAGACGGTCGCTCCCGCGACCGGCGCGCCCGTCTGTGGCGCCAGATTGGAGTCGGGAAAGAACGATCCGTTATTGAACAGGAAGCTGGGCATGGCGTTTATCCTTTCAGCGGACTTTACCAGGGAAGCCGGTGGCCAACCCCTTGGGTGACTTCTTCGCCAGGGCTTTCTTCATCGAACTCGGCTGGCCCGACGACGTGGGACCGGCGAAGGGTTGCTGGGCGAAACTGTGCCCCGGCCCACCCGCCACGCCATGCGTGGGCGAGCTTCCTTTCGAACTTGGATTGACGTTCTTCGGTCCGGTTTTAGACATGCTGCTCTCCTGTTACTCTCACGTTTTCCTAAGCGGTCGAGGAGTCGGTTACGAGGCCGTAACTGGCCAGCGCGGTCAACAAGGACGCCAGCGCGGCGTTACCGCCCCTTGATCCTGCCACGGTTGGTTTCGCCGGGGGTGGAAAGTTGTTGAAGCCGACATTGCAGGTGAACCTCAATCCGGCACCGACAACGCCAATCGTGGCCGGGCTAGAGAATGACGAACCAGCGGTGAGGGCTATCGGACTGCTGGTGCCAACCGGTCCGATATTCACCTGGCCCAGGAACGTCATGCCGCCAGTGCCGCTCTGAGCGAACTCGATGGTGTTCGCCGCCGCCGCGCCAGGCGTGATCCTTAGCCTGTTATTCACGCCCGGATAGCCGATCGCAGTGGTCGAAACTATGAGATCCAGTCCACCTTCGCCGCTTCCGGCGGTGATCGTAGCCTCTTCCCCTGGACCGCCGCCAGGTAAGATCGTAAGTGACGTGGTTGTCGTTAAATCACCAACTCGTAGATTTTTAGTAAACTCTACCATACTACCAGTCGCGCTGATAACGATGGGATTAGCCGTCGTCGCGCCAGGCGTGATCGTCAGCGCGTTACCTGGTGCCGCGCCAATGGTCAGCGGTCCGGTTAGCGTACCCCCGGTAGTCGGCAACGAACCGAAAGTCGCGCCTTTCTCTAAAAAACTGGTACCGGATACCGCGAAAGTAGGCATTTACGTGTTCCCGATCTTGCTCATTTGCGGCTCCTTAGTTGGTGAATCTGCTCCTGCAACTCTCGCACCGCGTTCACCAGCGCGGCGACGATGGGGTCAGTGCGAACGCCCATTATCTTGCCGTCACCGACCAGATCTCTCCACGCGGCGTCCGGCGGGTCCATGTCTGTCACCGCTTCCGGTAAAACCGTTCTGATCTGTTGCGCGGAGAAACCGATCTCGGGCCGCTCGGCGCGAACTTTGGTCGCCGGGTTCCAACGATGGAACACAATCGGTCTGATGCCCAGGATGGTGGCCAGACCGTGCTGAGCATCCGTGATATCGCGCTTGCTGCGTTCGTCCGATACCGTCACGAAAGAACCCAGCCCGCCGACCGCCCCGGCGAAGTTGACCGAACTCCAGTCGGAGCCGTTGAACTGCCAGTTGGTGCCGCCGCCCGAGGCGTACGTGAGCGCGTTAATGGCGGTGGTGAAATACCAGTTATACTGCGGGGTGTATTGGATCAGGTAGAGACCGGCCCCGGAGAAAATCCGAAAGTTCACGTCGGGACCTGGGTAGAAACCCGCCCCCGCCTGTATACTCTGCGCGGCCTGGGCGTCGCCCGTCGGACCAATCCTGAACGTGGCGACGCTGGCTTCGACGAACTCCCATGTCCTATTGGCCGGATCGCGCGCCAGATAATAACCGTTGTTGTCATTGACGATGAACTTGCCCGTCGAGTTGTTCATGGCCTGACAGGTCAGGTTACGGCCCACGACCACGTCGGTGTCCGCGAAAATCGTCGGTGCGTGGACACCCGCGCCGAACGTGACTTTCTCCAGCAGCACCTCGGACCCAGGATAGCGCGTCACCGTGATCCACGGCCTGACCAGGACTCCGTTGTCGCTGATCGCCCGCCCGATCAGTTCATGGTTCACGATGGAAAAATCATAGGCCCGGCTGTCCACCGCGCCAGCCGTGTTGTTCAGGAAGAACCGGGGCGTGGCGTAACTGATATTCAAACCCCCGGATAACGTCCCACCCGTCAAAGGCAGATAGCTGCCGGTTATGGCCATGGCCTGTTTGACGAAAGCCGTGGTCGCGAGTTGTGTCGTGTCCGTATTAGCCGGTGCCGTGGGCGCGGCGGGGGTGCCCGTGAACGTGGGGCTGGCCACGAGCGCGCCGCCCACGTCGGTGACGTCCTGGGTCGTCAGCGTGACCGCGCCAGAGCGGCCATTGAAGGTGCTTACTCCGGTAGTGGACGCGACGACGGCCGACGTAACGAACTCCGTGGTGGCGAGTTGTGTCGTCTGCGTGCCGGGCGCCGCCGTGGGGCCCGCCGGAACTCCCGTGAACGTCGGATTGGCCAGCGGCGCGCCACCCACGTCGATGACGTCCTGAGTCGTCAGCGTGACCGCGCCCACGCGGGTGTTGAACGACACCACGCCCTTGGTGGAGACCGTGTTCACGGCGTCGGTGACGAACGCCGTGGTGGCGATGGATGTGTCGTTGTCTCCCGGCGCGGGCGTGGGAGCGGTTGGGTTGCCCGAGAACGTAGGCGAGGAGAGGAGGGCGCCGCCCACGGATGAGATATCAGCGGAGAGAAACGTGACCGCGCCAGAGCGGCCATTGAAGGTGCTTACCCCCGTGGTGGACGCGACGATGGCGGACGTGACGAACGCCGTGGTGGCGAGTTGCGTCGTCTGCGTGCCGGGTGCCGCCGTGGGCGCGGCGGGGGTACCCGTGAACGTGGGGCTGGCCACGGGCGCACCGCCCGCGTCGGTGACGTCCTTGGTGACCAGCGTGATCGCGCCCACGCGGGTATTGAACATCGTTACGCCAGCGTTGGCGGCTTTGCTGTCCACGTACCATTTGGCGACGGCTTCGAACTGACCCACTGGCGTGGCCTGGGACAGGGTGAGCAAGCTGCTGCCCATGTGCACCGGGCCGGTGAACGTGCCGCCCGAGATTGGCATGAACGATCCGCCGGGCGCCGCCCCGGCCACCACGCCATCCACGTAAGCCTTGGTCGCCGCCTCGGTCGGGTAAAGCGGGTCATGGAAGAGATAGAGTTCCCCCTCCATCATGCCGCCCAGGATGTTCAGATACCGGTCACCCGGCTGCTGCCCCGCGCCAGGAGGAAGTGGCGGCAACGGCATGGGTTGTTCCGGCGGCACGCCCGTGACCTGGACACCGACCTCGAACGTGATGCGGCGGTTCGTCGAACCGTCCAATATGAATTGCAGCGTATAGGCCACGCCGGACGTGCCGAACTCGACGAAGATGATCAGCTGCCTGTGCGTCGCGTCCAGCAACACCTCGCGCAGTATCAGCGGCGTGGGGTCGTACGGCGGCGGACTGTCGGGCGGCGGATAGGGGGCTTCCGACCAGCCCGACATGCCCTGGATGACCTCGGACGAAACGATCTGGGTAATGATCTCGTTCACGTCCAGCCACCACGCCATGTCCACGACGATGCGCGTGATGTCCGGCGGTTCTTTATATACCCGCGCTTGCAGTGTCATTGTTTTCTCCTGCCGTGCGCGAAATAAGGATACGTCCTGCGGGGCGATTGCTGATGAGAGTGTAACCGCTCGGCGATGTCTCGCGCGCGCCCCATGCCCTGGCGGTACCGCTGACCGTGATATTGCGCCAGTTGCGGCGCGGACCAGGGCTTGGCGGGCATGGCGTAGAGCCGCGCCAGGGTCCCGTCCAGCATGGTTTCGAACCAGGTGGTGAACAATTCCGGGATCGCGCCCAGCTTGACCACGTCGAACCGGAGAGGACGCAACGCCACCAGGGCCCAGCCCGAACGGCCCGCCAAGGGCGGCAGGAAATCCACCAGTTGCGCTGGCGGGTTGATCTCCCAATGGGTCAATCCGTGCGTGTACAAAACCCACACCACGCTCATGTCGGCGTTGAACGGATTGAAATCCACCGTGCTGACGCCCGGCCCCATCTCCCAATGAATTTTACTACGGAAGTAAGTGCTCCGAATGCAGAACTCCTGGACCGTGTTCCACAACTCCATCTCGATGACCGGAAGGGTGATCGCCGGAAGCATGGTCTGGATGTTGTCGTAGAGCCGCTCCACGTCGCCGCCGGTCGGCGCGGGCATGCCGAACACGCCCTCTATCGGGCTGAACCCGATGACGAATTGTCCAATGGCGGAACTGTAGGTGAGCGACCCCGACATAAGCGTGCCCCGTCAGGTTGCGGGAGTATACGGGAAAGGAGGCACCGGATCGGGCACGAACGGTATTTCGTTCGGACCCGGAGGCCCCCCGGCTATGTCCCACGCGAGCCCGCACACGGAGCAGGCCCCGCGCGGCAACGACTGCACGTACAGAACCGGTCGCGCCACGCCGTCACCGGAATTCACGGCCGAGGGGATCGGAGTCTGCACGGCCTGCCTCGTCACGGTGATACGGCAATCCTGCGCCGTGTTCGGGCAGGCGGGCGCGCGCAGCCACTCGGAAGATCCCGCCACCGCCGTCATCGGAGTCGGCCCCAGCAAGGGGACCGCGTCGGGATCGTTTACTACCGGATTAAAATGGAACTCCGGGATGGGCATATCCGTCATGACTGCGTTTCTTTCATCTGTCGCAGCGTGGACATGCCGTTGCCCTGGCCGGTCTGCGCGTTCACCGCGTCCTGTAACTGACGATGAATGTCGATGATGGCCGGGTTGATCTCGCGCCAGGGCTGCTGGCCCAGCACTTCCAGGACCTGGTTCCAGCGCGAGATGGGCATCGTCACCATGGCCATCAGGGTCGTGATGTCTTGTTGCGGCTGTGTTCCACTCATGATTTTACTCCCGTAATTACATTGACGACGAGCCGTTATCCAACTGATTGATAGCGGCCTCGGCGGCGGTCCAGAACGTGGTCCAATGACCGGCCAGGGTGTTCATCGCGAACTCGTAGTCGGTACCGTTTTTGCCCGGCGTGACGCCGTCGGGAACGATGCCGAAATTGTTCTGCACGAACATGTTACCCGGCGTCGTCATGTTACCCGCCTCGTACTGGGTGCCGGGAGTACCGACGTAACCAGCCGAAGCCGTGGCCAGGGCATCCTGCAGCCGCGCCATGGTGGTGTTCAGGCCGAGCAGCCTGCCCACGGTCTGGTTGGTCATGCTCCCGAAAGTCGTATTGGTCGGAATGATAAGAGCGGCCATCAGTGTATCCTCTGTTCAAGTGTTTCGAGACGCGCCGTCAGTTGTCGCACGGAACCGATCAGGGCCGCGATGAGCGCCTGATCGTTGAGTTGCCAGTAGCCCTCGCCTCGTGGGCCATTCAACCCGGGATACGCGCCGATGGAGAACGCCTCGCCCACTTCCTGGGCGATCAGCCCGACGGGGATGACGGCGTTCTCGTCCACCTGTCGCGTCCCGTCGGACGCGTCCCTGGGCTCCGGCTTCACGCGCAGGCGATACTGTTTCAGCGGTATCGCGTTGATCGCCGCCAGACAGTCGAACGTCGAGGGGGCGATATCCTGTTTAAGCCGCCGGTCGCTCCAGGACCCCACCGCGTAGTCGGTCAGGTAGTTGCCATCGACCCAGCCGCGCACGGTGACGGCGCCGTCATGGTAAAACGAGAAGCAGTTCACCCCGCCCAGGTTCTTATAATATATGCCCCCCGTCGCGACGGACGCCGTTCCGGGTATGGACAATTGTCCGCCGGGGGTCAGCGTCAGGATGCCGACGGTGTTGTCGATGATCATCCAAACGCCGTCGGATGACTGACGGCCCATCCAGTAGTTGGGGTTGTTGGCGACATACACGCGACCGCTGATGGTCATGATATCGGCGCAGGTGAAGTAGCCGTTCACGGTAAGCGCGCCCGTGCAGGTATCCCCCGCTTTGTAAAGATAGCGCCCGTCAGCGGCGGGAGCGGTATAATAATTACCCTGGACCCAGGCCCGCGAGGCTATTGTTCCTTGGAACGAACTATCAATGAAGTAGTTCAGAGCCCCGTTCACTCCGTCCCAGCCAAAGCCGATGACGTTGGCGGACAGGCTACGGTAGATGATGCCGCTGGTAACGCTCGCGACACCACTCATGTAGACGGTCGGCGCGACCAGGGCCAGTTGAGTCATCCCCGCGTCGACCGCGAACTCCACGGTCGACGCGGTGGCGTTGCCGATATAGCCGTGTCGCGTACCGTCGGGCGTGTGAAACCCGAGGTGGCCGCTGTTGGTGGCGCTACCCAGGTCCAGCCTGGAATAACCCACGCCCGTCCCGACCTGGAGCGCGCCGGTCATGGTGTCGCCGGTCTTCTTGACGTAATCGCCACCGGTTATCGCGACGAACTTCGCGTCCACGTATTGCTTTGTCGTCGCTTCCATGGCGGCTGACGGATCGCGGCCCAGCACGGCGGTCTTGCCACCACCGAAGTTCAGACCGTTGTCGTTCATGCTGGCGACGAGGGTGCCATTTGGATAGAAGTTCGTTCCGCCGCCGCTGACGACGTTGAGCGTGCCCCCCGTGATACTGAACCCGTAGGAACCGCCATACATGTCGATGCCCTGCGACAGATCGGTCGCGGACGACTGCACGTGGTTGTTCATGTAGATACCGTTGAACGTCGCTCTACCGCCATGCGTGGACGTGCCGAGGATCGTCGCGTTGCCGCCGCCATCAACCCCAAAGATTTGGGTATTGTTATCGACGAACCGCCAGACGCCGGTCGTGCCGTTGCGTTCGAAATAATAAGCCGGGTTGTGGGCGATGATTAACTGGCTGTCAGTGGACAATGACTGACCGCGCACCCGACCGGTAGACGTGACAGGCGTGTCGAACGTCGTCTGACCCAACTGGAAACGCACAGCGCGGGCCTGTCCGCTATCGAGGTTCGCATCGTTTCCGGTGTTGGTCAGCCAGATGTCAACGTGTTCGTATCCCCACGCGTTGGACGCGAACCCGGATCGGATCGAGGCCACGTAGCGCGGACCACCGTCGCCCACCGCCGCCGCGAAAGTTCCGTTGAACCGTATGATGCTCTTGACCAGATCGCCGCCACCAAGGGGACTAAGCCAAAGCTGCGCGCTCGTATCGGTTGGGTTATAGTTGATCTTTACTGGGGTGCTGAACGAAGCCAGTGCCGCCGCCAGCCTTAGACGCTCGACCGGTGGCGTCGTGCTGTCGGTGAGCGCTGGCATCCCGTTGAACAGCAGCACGCCACCGGAGTTGGTGATGGCGATGCCGTTGGTGTTTGAACTGTCAAAGATGCCGATGGAGTTGTTCTGGGGGCCAGTAACGACCAACTGCGCGCCATAGTTATGCGCCCCCCACGGATTGGTGTAGGCGTTGATCGTGAGCCGCCCGGTCATCGTGTCGCCGCCGACGTTTACCCACCGCGTGTCGCCCACCGTCGCCGTGACGAAGTTGCTGTTGACCCAGCGCGTATTCGCCACCGCGTCGTCGTTGCTGTCCGACGCCGCTGTCGGCGTCGTCACGTTCAGCGCGTAAACGCCGCCGCCATCGGTCCAGACCGCCTGATTACCATGCGCCTGGATGGTGATCGTGCCACCGCTCGCCCCCGCGAGGGTTATCGGCTGGTTGGTGATGTTCATCGCCGCCCATATCTTCGTGGGGACCGTGGCGACGGGCATGGTCAGGGTCACCGGACCAGTCGGTGAGCCATACATATACAACCCATGAGCGGTTATTTCGCCGACGCCCACCGCGCGGCTGGTGTTGGCGTCCAAAAGAGCGGTCTGAAACTGGGTCGGATGGACGTGGTCGCCCTGGGCGTAATACCAAACGTTACTACCCGCGCTGCCCGCGCCGTCCATCGGCGGCGGGCTGGGGTAGACGACGGGGAGCGCGCTCGCCAGGGCCAGGGCGCCCTGGTCGCTACCATCCACGAACGCGTGGATCGTGTTACTGGCCCAGGAGAACCCTATCTTGCTTCCCCCGCCCGCCACGCCATAACCGATACCAACCCCGGCGATCCCCACGTCCCCCCAGGGAGCCACATACAGGACCTGTTTCCAGGTCCCGGCCCCGGTCATTTGCAGCCACTGGAACCCACCATACCCGGAGTATCCGTTGATGAACGCGACCTCGCCCTGGCCCTGGTTCACGTTCCACGCGAGGTATCCGCCGCTGATCTGCGGCGGCACGGCGCTCAGGTTGTCATGGAAAGAGAAACGATTAACGGCGGTGGCCCCGTTGACGTTCAGTCGCGCGAAGAGGCTGACATCGTTACGAAAGTTGATGCCGTTCACGGCGTATGTCTCGACGGTGTGCGCCGCGCCGTCGATACGAATACCCAACGTGGAGTTGCTCCACGGCGCGAGGGTCAGAGCACCCGAGTCCGGCACTCCCTGGTAAGCCAGAAAATGCACGTCGCCCGTCTGAAGAAGACTGTTGTAGGCGCCCTGACCCTGGTTGGGGATGATCGCGAGCGACGTTGGCCCGGCGTTGACCCATATCATGGGCGTGAAGTAGGTCGTTCCGGTGACAGAACCGCCCGCCAACGGCAAATATGGCCCGCCCAGAGGCGCGCGGTTGTCCACATACTGCTTGGTGGCGGCTTCCATCGGCGCCCCGGGGTCCCGGCCAAGCGTGACGGACTGACTGTTCATGACCACGACCGGCGCGGTCAGCCCGATCTGCGAGCCACCCAACCAAAGCGGCTGGTAGCTTGTTACTCCGGTGTTATCGACCCCCTCGATCATGAAATAGTCAGGGCCGGAGTTCATCCGAACGCCTTTGGTGGAGCCCCGGAGCATCAACTGAGACACGCCGTCCGGCATCGAGATATTCAGCTGGCCGGTCATGTTGTCGCCAGTCACGTTGACCCAGCGCGTGTCACCTCCGCTGATGCTGATCGTGTTGTTATCGACGTATTGCTTCGTGGCGACCTCAAGCGCCACCTGAGGATCACGCGCCACCTGCATCGTTTCGCCCAGAGAAACGTGCCACGTATCCCGCGCGACCGTCAGCGCCGTTCCGCGAAACGAACCGTCATTATTGTAGCTGTAGAGCGCGAGGCCGACGCCCCCCGCGTCCGTTCCGGCACCCGCCACCGGCCAGCCGTCCATGCCGAACAGCCAACGGTTCGTGCTGTTGGACAGGAAGCTTATCGCGCCACCTGCACCGGACAGGCCGTTTATGGTCAGATAGATGATGCTGCCGCCCGTTCCGACCGTGAGACCCTGGTTGACACCCAGCGAGCCAGTAATCGTGTCGCCAGTGATGTTCACCCAGCGAGCATCGCCCTGTGTGTTGGTTGAGTAGTTGTTATCGAGGTATTGCTTGTTGACCGCGTGCATCGGCTGCGATGGATCGCGCGCCAGGATGATATCCTTGCCGGTGCCCATGCTCAGTCCAGGCGGGCCAATCGATGCCGCGATGGCGGTCCCAACCACGAACGCATGGTATGAATGCGTCGCCTCGGTCACGACGTAACTCAACAGCGCGTTGACGCCGTCGAACCACACGTTGAAGCCGAACGTGTTGTTCGCGCCCCCGTCATAGAGCGTCAGATGCCGCGTGGTGCTCAACGCCGATGGCGCGAGCGAGGCTCCAAGACCGAGACCTCCGGTCATGACATCGCCGGTCACGTTGACCCAGCGTGCGTCGCCCTGCGCGTTGGTCGAGTAGTTGTTCGTCAGGTATTGTAACGGAACAGCCTGCAATCCGGTGGTCGGATCGCCCATCAGATACAAGGGCGTGTAAGTTTCGATGTTGCCCGTGCCGCGCCGGATCACGAACGGCGTCGGAGAAAGCCAGTTACCGTTATCGTCGAAACGGTTCATGATGTAATCGGTGCCGACGTTGCCGCCGGGCTCCCCACCGCCCGTGCCGAACTCAATCGCCCAGCGCGGCAGGCCGTATCGCTGGCTCTCGAAATAACCAGCGGCACTCGTCGCGGTGGTGGTATTCCACTTGACCGCTGGCCAATCACCACCTGTTCCTATGACCCTGATCGTCGCGTCGGTCGCGCTTGAAATGTAGAGGGCACCGGTCATCGTATCACCGGTTTTCTTTACCCACCGCGTGTCGCCTTGCGTGTTACTACTGTAATTATTTTGCAGGTATCGGAGCGGAACGGCATGGGCCCCGTTGGTCGGATCGCGGTCGAGCCAGAGGTCAACCCCCGTGCCCATCACCGCGCCGGTTCCATTGAACGACATGGTCTTCATGCCGCCAGAGACGAGGTTCAACCATCCCGACGTGATGCTGAAACCACCCCATCCGTCAAAGAGAGAGAGGTGCCTCGTCAAATCGGTCGGGTTGTTTATTCCGGTATCGCCGTCAACCGTGCGCGACCCGAAGCTCAAGCCTCCCGTCATCTGGTCGCCAGCGGTGGCCACGCTGCGCTGCCACACGCCTGTTTGCAGCCGCCCGAACGTTCCGGCTCCGACTGGTTCGGCTATGAAACCATCAGTGCCGTCCTCGCCCGGCACGCCTTGTGGACCCTGTATGCCCTGCGGCCCCTGCGCGCCGGTCGCGCCGACAGGACCCTGCGCCCCCGTGGCCCCGGTTGGCCCCACGGGCCCCGGCACCGTGCTATCGGCACCCGTGGCGCCCGTCGCGCCTATCGGCCCCTGGACGCCCTGTGGACCCTGCGCGCCGGTCGCGCCGTCCACACCCGCCGGTCCGGTGGCACCCGTGGAACCCGTCGCGCCCACGGGTCCCTGAGTGCCCGTGTCGCCTTTGACGCCCTGCGGTCCGGTCGGGCCTGGGATACCTTGTTCACCCTGCGGCCCTTGTATGGGCCCGGCGTTTATCCAGACACCCGTCTCGGTGTCCCAGATCCACATATCGCCGGTATCCTGGACGATATACGCGTCGCCGTCCGAATTGCCCGTGGGCGGAAGCGAGCCGACATCGGGCACCTGGCCCTTGACGTTGATGCCCGTACCGGCGGCGCCGGTCTCGCCCTGAATACCTTGTGGTCCCTGCGGCCCAACGGGACCCTCCGCGCCGGGCGTGCCTGGCACGCCCTGAGGCCCGGTCGCGCCGTCCACACCAGCCGTGCCGGGAACGCCCTGGATACCCTGGGGGCCGGTGGCGCCCGTGTTGCCCGTGTCGCCCTTGGCGCCCGCCGGACCGGCCGGACCTTGAACACCCTGCGAACCCGTGGCGCCATCCGCGCCATCGTCACCCGGAACACCTTGCGGCCCTTGCGGCCCGGCGGGGCCGGGAACTGTACTGGCGGGCCCC